ATCTATTTTTAGGATCAACCCAGGATAATACCTTTGATCGAGTTCAGAAAGATAGAAGTGCCAAAGGTGAAGTTAATGGTGATTCTAGATTAACGGAAATACAAGTGCGAGAAATACGTCAATCAAACGAAAAAACTAAAATCTTAGTTGATAGATATAAAGTATCAAAACAAACAATATTAAAAATAAAACAATACAAGTCGTGGAAACACATAAAATAAAAGGACCCTAAGGTCCTTTTATTATGAGAGTATTAATCTCACACAGTGCCGGCCGTCAAATCCCCATTTACGGAGATTGTGATTGGGCTAACCCATACGGGAGCCGTAGGATTTACCGTCGGAGCCAAGTTAGTAATATAACCAGTTCCGCTAACATACTTGCTGCCAGTTTTGCGACCATTGAAATAGACTCGGAAGTTTATTTCTATTGCATCATTGCTCAAGTCGAATAGACCTGGGACTCCGCCTGTTCCTGTGAAGAATGTTGCTGGGTCTAACACTAGGTTAGCTGTGATGCTGTTGGTTGCAGGTGTTGATACTGCTAATTGTGAGAACACATCCAACTGAGTCCAGTTGAATACGCCTGCTGCGTTGTTGATTGTGACATCCTGTAGAGCAGGAACGATGTAACCAGAACTGGTAGTAGCGATACTAGCAGTAGAGATCTGGATAACAGCATTGTCTGCGGGAGCACTTACGTTGATATAAGCCATTGCTTTTTCCTTTTTATGTTGTTGCTTGATTTAGTCTAAACTCAAAGGTGTAGATCAATACATCTTCTTGTTTCTCCAAGGTGTAATCGCTTTCTGTTCCGAAGTTGATTATACCAGTGCTATTCTTGGCACCTAAAATCTTAGTGATAAGACTGTCCAATTGACTTGGTTGATTTTTTGCATCCACTGCCACGTAGACTTCACATATTGAATCATTCTGAAATACTTCATCGCCGTTTAGTGTAGGGATCAGTGTTGTCTGTTCCATACGCTCACGATCAACGTAGACTTTCTTCATGTTCTTGAGATAGAGAGGAGTTCCGTTCTGTTCCCACGGCAGCTCACTAGCAACTGCAAACTGTGTAAGTGTGCTGATTGCTGTGGTTATCGCTGACTTCAGTTCAGTTCTCATCTGACTCTCACAAGATTTAATCGAGTTGGCATCTTCTCATCTCTAGTGACTGTGCCACTAGCGTCGAAATCATACCAAGTTCCATCTTCAATAAGTTCCATAAACAGTTTGTCAAACTTGGTTCTGTAAACACCAATCTTCTGAACTTCTGCGTTATCCTGACTTGAGAAGTCTGCTACTTTCGGTAACAGGTATTCATACAGGGTAAAATACACACAGAGGTCTGTGAAGTCTGCCCTTCTAACTCTTATTAAGTTAGGGTTAGGCAGAGGTGCGTCTACAAATCCATTACGAGTTTGAGTGGCTGTTCTTTGAGCGTCACTACCTTCTACAAGATAGTAACGCTTCCACCATGCAGTATTGCGGATCAACTGTAGGATACGGTTAGTAGCCTTGATAGTTAGATCCTCAACCATTGTCGGATCGGCGATGCCTTCATTAGCTTCAAAGAGTCTTTGATCGGTGGCAGTGACGTCCTCGTATTCTGCGAATGCGATTACGTTGCCACTGGATATAATGAAAGCCATCGTCTTGACTCCTAATGATTAAACGATGCTAGAGTCAAATGTTGCGTTTACGCCATACTGCTCGTAAACAACACCGACACCATACATTGCACTGCAAACAACATCAGTTCCGATAGCACGAGCACGACGCTGTGTTTCGATCTGGATGTCACGCATTAAGCCAAAGCCAAGTGCATCACGGTGGAACACGCCACCTAGGTAGTCACCAGCAGTTGGGCCGCTTTGTGGAGCATTGCTGCTTTCAAAGACTGGAACACCGAACAACTGACCGATATAACCCATACGCATTGCTTCGTTTGCAACATCACCGAATGCACCACCTGTGAAAGCTGTGTTGCCAGTTGTTGTCAATGCAGCCTTTAAGTCATAGGCTACGCTTGGGTGTAGAACTGCAACGATACCGTCGCTGCTTACGCCTTGTGCCTTCAACTTAGTGATAGCTTGCATAACCAATGCTGGAGTGATAGTTGTGCTGGTGTTTCCAACTGTGTTAGTTGTAAAGTTAGCAAACTGGCCCATTAGGTCAATGTCAATCTTACGAGCAACTGCTTCACCGAATAAACGGCCTAGGTCAGCAACTACGTTAGAAGCACTTGCGTTTACAGCTAGGTCAGTAACCATAGTAGCAAGACCAACTTGACCGATAGAGAATGTTGCAACATCAGTAGAAACTGCTGCGATGTTGAAGTCATTACCTTCAGTCAAACTTGCCGCAGTTTGCACTGGGTAGATTGGAACTTGAATAGTTTTACCCTGGCTTGGTGCTAGGGAGTAGTTTTTAACCAAACCACGCATAATACTGCGTTCGTTGGCTACGAACATCGCTTCTTGAACGATGGTAGGTAATAGGTCATTAAGTGTGACGCTGGTAGAAGCCATTGTAATATTCCTTTAAAAATGTTAGGCTATTCCAGCAGACTTGCGATATTCCGCATATAGTTTACGATCTGCTGGTTTCGACATATCTAACTTAGATACATCAAATTTCTCTCGTGATTGACTCACATTGCTCTTACCCTGTGTGGTAGCTGGGCCTGCAGACTTAAAGTGCGGGTTGCTGTCTAAGAATTCTTTCACTAGGTCCTCTACTTTGAAAGGCTGTCCTTTGTCTGAATATCTCACTGTGCCTTTTTCATCTAGCACTTCAACTTCACCCGTTTCTGCTAATCTAAGATTAGACTTTAATAACGCTTGCACCTGCTTGGGATTCACTGCACCTAGTTGTGCGGCAGTGTTTACCAAGGGCATATCCACAGAATATGAGCGTATGATTTCATCACGCTTACGGATTTCTGCATCTTTCTTAGCAGCTAGATCAGCAATGATCTTATCAAAGTCCCCTCGCTTTTTTTGAAGCTCAAGTTGTTGCTGTTCGTGTGTTGCTTTGAGTTGACGCAGTTCGTCAATGTCACCTAGTTCAGCAAGTGTCTTTTCATACTTTCTAGCAACAGATGCTTTCATCTTTGCCATATGGTCATCAAATTCTCTTTGTGAATAGGTTTTCTCGACGCTAGCCTGATTATTGTTGGTGGACTCATCAGTATTGTCCATATTGCCTATGTCTTGTTGACTCATAGTTAGTCGTGCCTTTTAAAAAGTGGTTGATGCAACCGGTATGACTGCATCAGTGTTTCTATTTATATCCAATGACTAAATCAGGCTATTTTATCCCTGATTTGATTCAATTGCTGCCTATTCTGTTGTATCAGAACAGGTATTGGTGTGGCATATTCGCCGTATCCTGGATATGAGAACAGCCACTCGTGAATGGGATCCGTCGAATCAAGTTCCTCAGCCATTGCTTCAACTACTGTGTCAGGGTAATCAACACGCCATACCCTAGCATGATAATGACCCAATGGTGGGATTGATTTCGAATCTCGCCAATCCTGTAGATCAATGAGCCCTTGTTGGTAAGCTCGCAAGCTCCAAGGGCATTCTTTAGCTATACTCTTATAGTAGGCTAACCAATCAACGCTTAGGTGGCTTCTTGCCTCTTCCACGTCCACGGCCCATAGTATTTTCGTTTTTCATTAATGTTCTCCAAATGGTTGAGGTGAACGGTCATAGCCGTCATCCTCGGGGTAAACAGGATATCTGTTCATTTCTTCTTATCTTTAGATTTATAACCCGAAGCATAGACTGCACGTCCCTGTGCAGCCGCTTGTTGTCTAGTGGGGTAAACTTTTCCTGATTCACCCCACTTGTATTTTCCTTCTGCTACTTTGCGAACTGGCATAGTAGATCCTTAAAATAATGTTGCTGTATATAGGCCCACAGTGTAGGCTGTGAGCGAGTAAACGCCTCCTAGCACAAACCAAACAGCGGCCAGTGCAACCAGTTTAAGTTTTTCTAGTTTAGACATTACTCTGCTCCCTGATTATTCTGTTATTGGTCCACCGCTTACCCAAGCATCACAAGTTCTATTGCTTGCACACTTAAAGTCAAATGCTTCGCAATAACCTAGATCACCTGCTGCTACGGTATCCCACTCATCGCCAGTGCTGCCACCTGCGGCTAGCCCTTGTTCAATACAGCTCTTGGTTGATGCAGTCACGTTGAATGCTGCACAGTTTCCGCAGGTGCTTCGGCGTGCTTCTGATTCAGTCACTGACCACTTGTCTGCCAATGCCATCCAGAACACTTGGTTAGGACGATTGGGGTTAAGCGGACCATAATTTGCTGTGTCAATGGCATTCTGTCTATTGGCCAAGTTAACTGCAATGTCTTGTGTGGCAATAGGACAGCCTTCAATTGCAGGTTGCACTGCTTCTACTTCAACTTCTTCTCCAGCAGCTTCGGCAGCTTCTTCAGCAGCTTCAGCAACCTCATATGCCTGTTCAGCAGCTTCAATCTGTTGATAGCCGGGAAGTAGCAATTCTGCACCTTCTTCATCCAACATTTCCAACAGCTTCTTATCAATAACTTTAAACACAATAGGATCGGTAGCTGCTTCTTTAGCCTGCTTTAGGTGTGTAAACTCTCTGTCATCATCCTGAATACTGAAGCTGTCTGGATATTTGATTTCGCCCATCCAAACACGGTTTTGATACATTCCAAACAGTTGCCAGATTTGTTCTTCGGCAAGTTCTAGGTTATCTGCTTTCTCACTTAGCTTGGCTGAAAGTAAGTTGAACTCCACTTCCATAGCCACACCGCTTTGAACTTTCTTGATTGTGCTGCGAACACCACCTGTGAATGAAATGCGATCAATGGCTTCGACTAGTTTGTCAATGCTGCTGTGGATATTGGGAACACTAGTTCCGCCTGCTTCCAAATAATATGGATTCAAACCTGGATCAGAACCAGATTCTAATTGTATGATAGCACCAGCACCACTACCTAGCTGTGCAGTAGGTGGAACAACTAGGCTGGGGTGCCCATCCAGACGGATAGCCTGCTCGTTTTCACTAGTTAAGTTGTAGATTTGACGCTGAATGTCTGCAATGTCATTAATGTCACTTACGCCAATGTCCTTGGTAATGCCACGCTGGTTATAGACTAGGATAGCTGGGATCTTGCCCAACTGATTCTCTTCCTCAGCTTCTATGTAGGCTTCTTTTTTGACATCATCCATTATCCAAGTTTTAATGGTGTCTTTAGTCCATTCTTTGACTACGGTGATCTTGTCAATGACTTCTTCAACATACTTAAAGTAGGCCAACTCATAACGTCCATTAGGCTGACGTTCCCACTTCCAATCACTCACTACCAATGGTGTCACAAGGTTAACGTA